GGGCGGTTGTGTGAGGTGCGGTGGCCCCCTGAGGCCACGCACACTCACACTTCCTAAAGTAGATGATGTGACAGTTCTTAATATCACTGTCACACTTCATCTGCGCAGGCAGGTCCTCTTTCGAGAACCTTCGACGAAAGTCGACGCAGACTACAGCTATTGCTCGATCGGCTCGCTAGGCCGACGTCAGGCAACCTGTACGCTTTATAGATCTAAAGCGTTATCACTCTCAGGATCGATCGTGAATTCAGGTTCTTCCATTGGTAGATCGCCAAGTAACAAAACAGGCGAAAGACTAATGGGTAATTTGCAATCCAGATTCTGGGAACCTTCGGTACAAAATGGTTCTTCAAGATGAAGATTACAGCGGAGGGGGTTAACCTCGATGGGGCGACGCGACTGAAAAGTCACACCCTCATTGAGCCTCCAAACCAAGCGCCGCTCTCCAAACTCCAGGACTGACTTGGGAGTCATAACCCGATCGTCGGAAACGACCCGGGCATATCTCTTCAAGTCTTTCCACATGGAGTGGAGCCATTTGGGGTCATATTCCGTGAACCGCTGTGCGGACTTCAACAATGACTCTGAACTGTCGAGGATGATCGTGGGGTCGCCGGAGGCTCCCCTAACAATCCTTCTACGACGAAGTGCAGGATACTTCACCGTGTCGTCACTAGACAGCTTGGGATCCAATTGGGTGTTTCCACTCATAAAGGATACAAGGTCCAGGGGTAAGCTGAACTCAGGCAGATCCGGGATAGGCTCTAGAGCCTCAGAGGGAGTGAGAAGATTGGGAACAGTGTTCTTGCTCTCCACACGATCGAGGCGATTCGACCAACCCTTATGAATCAACCCCCTGGCCGAGAGGGCCTTATAGACAGACTCGCAGTTTTCGAAGGTATTAGACTTCTTCGTGAACATTGCGCCTGTCAAGACTTTCTTCTCCACGGACATCCCACCCTGGGAGCCCATGAGCCAAGTGTTCTTGACCACACCTATACTGGAACCACGAATGTAGCCAGCTGCTCGTAACTGAGCAGTACTACAGTGATTCTCAAAAGGTTCAGATGATGTATACTCGAGGCCCAGACCACCAAGGGCTCTAGGAAAGAACCAGTTGATGATGGGAGATAGCCTCCTCAAATTGGGAAGCCAAAGATCAATGAACAAGCTGTTCAGACGATCTCTCTCAGGACCAAAGCTGGTGTCGAGATACGTAGACTGGAGTGCAGGGGCAAGCTCAAAGAACTCGTCGAAGGAGAGGGTTCTGGGAGGGGCCAATGTGGCCAAACTTACCAGAGGGACTCTCTTCCACTCGCTACCTACAGCTAACTGCGCAGGAATGAACATCTGTGAGTTTAGCTGGACGAAGTCGCGCGATACGAAGTTCTTGCCAGGGGAGGGTTTAAGACCATACTCCGACGTAACAGCCCTCCATACACTATAGAGGCGCGAGTCGGATCTAAAGGCAATGTCATCACCGTTGATAGCAACCGGGTAGACACTGTGACCCTGGACTGGGAACTTGCCCTTACAAAGATAAAGGGAAGTGAGGTAGAGTGAGTAATTTGCGATGCACAGAATTGGGAACGAAGTCAGTGACCCCATAAGCTGACCCCAAG